GCCGGGATCTGGCGGCCCACCGCTTCCGGGCAGAACCCGCCCGCGCAGTATGCCGTGTACGCCACCACCACCACCGAAGATGTCCATCTGGACGACGCTATCGTCTCCCTCAAGACCTTCGTGTACCTGAATCTGTGGAGCGACGGGGATCCTACGGACACGGGCGCCCAGATCCGCAGCGCTATGTATAGGGCGGGATTCATCATGGTCGAGGAGACTGACATGGGCTACAACCAGCCCGCCTACGACAGCGCTACCCGGCAGTACAACATGCACTGGACCTGGTGCCTGCGTGTGGGGGTGGCCCCATGAGTATGAAGCTCGAGGGGGCGGACCGTCTGATCGACGATTTCTCCGCCATGGCCGCGAGGCTGAACGAGGATGGCCCCGCCTGCAACGGCATCCTGGAAGCGGGCGCGGTTCCCATCCACCAGCAGATGAAAGCCAACGCATCGTCCGACCCCAAGTATCATCACCGGCGCGATATACCGATCCATCAAAGTCGGGCGCGCTAAAAAGCGAAAGACTGGGCGGAGCATCACCATCGGTGTCCACCACTCCTCGGAGGGCGCATTCTATGCAAATCCGCTGGAATTCGGCCATGGAGGGCCGGCTCCTGCTCCGGCACATCCCTTCGTCCGCCCCGCCTATGACACCAAGGTCGATGAATCCTACGACATCATCCGGGCCGGACTTCGCGATGCTGTCAGCCGGAATCCGTAATACAAACAGGAGGATAAACCCATGCCGAATACCGCTTCCCCCGCCGTAGCCAGCACGGTGGGCCTCAAGAATTTCGTCATCGCGCCGCTCGTTTCCGATACGGATTTGAGCGTCAGCTATGGCACACTTCAGGACTTCGCAGGTGCTATCGACGCGCGAGATCGCGCCCGAGAATGCCGATCCTGAGGTGCAATATGCAGATGATCAGGAATTCGACGTCGTATACCCGGACCCGGAGATCAAGCTCACCATGGAGATGGCGGACATCCCTTTAGTCATTCAGGAGATGATCTTGAATAATGTCATCGACGATAACGGCGTCCTACTTCGCGCCGCGGGCGACACCCCGGCTACTTCGCGCTTGGCTTCAGAAGCGAGAAAGCTGATGGATCCTTCCGATATGTGTGGCTCTTCAAGGGCGAGCCGCGCCGATGACCGAGCAGTATCATACAAAGGAAGGAACCACGCTCACGCGCCAGACTGGCAAACTGGAATGGACCTTCATCAAGCGCACCTTCGACAAGCGCTACCAGGCGATTGCCGATGAGGGGCAGAACGGCTTCACCCCGGAGAAGGCCGCCACTTTCCTAACCAGCGTCTATGTACCGGTGGTGGCGTAAAACTGATCTGGACATCGTGATGATGGCGCAGTCGCATCAGGCTGCGCCTTTTTGGAGGGCGCAATGATTACTTGCACATTGGGAGAAAAGAGATACTCTGTGGACTTCGTCTCCGGGCGCGCACTTCGGGAGATGGGACCAGCTTGGGATATGTACGCCAGACTCTCAGAAGTAGCCGCTGACGCCGTGGCCGGGAAGCCTGCAAGAGCAGCGAAAGACAGTAGCGATGCGCCTTCCGTCACAGCAGCCCTGGATGTCCTGGTGAAGTGGTTCTGCCTGTTGTTTGGCAACCAGTTCAGCCCCGACGACGTTTACGATCATTATCCTGTAGACCGGCTGACGCACGACATCGTGCTGACCCTTCTCGCGGTGCAGACCCAAACGACTGATGTCCTGAACGAGTTCCCTACTCCGGCAGCGCAGGGGGAGACAGCATCCTGACGCTGCCGGACTACATCTACGCCACCTACAATGAACTGCTGGGCGCCGGCTGGCGCATGAACGACATCGACAACATGGATATGCCGGGTTTCTTCCGGGTGCGGGCATGGGAAGCAAACCGTTTGAATGCCGCGAAAGCACCCAAGCGTCGTTACATCGACGAAGTGTGGCCGGAAAGCCACTGAACCCATCCTCTGTCTAGTTGCTCGGAATACTATAAAAACGGCCACCGTGCACTTTGCGCTTATCGGTGGCTGTCTCTATGTGAACGGGCGTTGTTGCCCTTGATGCTACGAGTATACCGCACGGTTTTGAACCGCTCATGAACGTGTCGTGAACTAAATTGGACAATTATGGGTGAATTTGAGGTGAATCCATGAGCGAGACGCTTCGGGATCTTGTTGTTTCGCTGTCCTTGAATACGGACAACTTCACGCGAAACATCAAGACCGTCAATAAGCAGATCGCCGAAGCGGAGAGCCGGTTCAAGCTAGCATCCGCCGGAGTCGAGGGCTTTGAGAAATCGGCTATTGTGCTGGGTTCGCAGATCGGCTCGCTCCGACAGAAGCTCACCAGCCAGCGTCAGGCGGTCGAGCAGTACCAGCGAGCGTTGGCTGTGGCGGATTCGAAATTGCAGTCTTCCGTTGCGAACCACGGCAAGTTCAGCGCTTCGCTCGAATCGACGCGTGCCAAGCAGGCCGCGCTTCGGGGCGAGGTAGATCGCGCAGCAAAGCAGGTGGAGCAGTACCGTGCGACACTTGGTGCGTCCGATTCTGCAACCATCGCAGCAGAGTCCAACCTTGAGGCGCTGGCCGCGGAGTACGCCGGGGCTTCGGCAGAGGTCACCAAGCTCGAAGGCCAAGTCGTGGCGACCGGCAAGGCCATGCAGAAGGCCGCGGACGACTATACCCAGGCGCGGACGAACCTGAACAATGCAACCACCGCCGTTCGGGAAACGAATGCCGAGATCGGGAAGCTTTCGAAGATGCTCGCTGCCGCCAAGTCTGCGCTCCGTGCGGCGGGGGACGACCTGACCGCGTTTGGAAAACGCGCCACCGCCGCCGGCAAAGCCCTCACACCTGTGGGGCGCGACCTCACGCGGTATGTGACGACGCCCATCGCCGGGCTCGGCGCGTTCGCCATCAAAGCTGCCATTGACTTCGAGGACGCGTTCGCAGGGGTCCGGAAAACCGTCAGCATGACGAAGGACGAATATGCCGCGCTGGACGCCTCCATGAAGCGGATGACGCTGGTCAAGCCCGCTGATTATGAGACCATCGCCGCGGTAGCGGAAGCCGCCGGGCAGCTGGGCGTCGCCAATCACGCCATTGAAGTGTTCACCTCCGTCATGACCGACCTGGGCGCTGTGTCAACAGACCTCTCCGCCGAAGACGCCGCGACGAACCTCGCAAAGCTCGCCAACATCATGGGCGTTACCGGGGACAAGCAGACCAACGAGTACTTCGAGCGCCTGGGTAGCACCGTGCTGGAGGTCGGCGTCAATTCTGCCGCGACGGAAGCCAGCGTCGTGGAGATGGCCATGCGCCTCGCGGCCGCGGGCAAGCAGGTGGGGCTGACCGAGCCCCAGATCATCGGATTTGCAACGGCGCTCTCCTCGGTCGGTATCGAAGCCCAGATGGGCGGCACCGCGTTCTCGAAGGCTCTGATCAAGATGGAGCTGGCCGTAGAGAGCGGTGGGAAGTCGCTGAAGGATTTTGCGAAGGTATCCGGCCTGACCGCGGATGAATTCACCCGGCTTTTCAAGTCTGATCCCGCGGCAGCGTTCCAGGCTTTCATTGAGGGCCTGGCCCAGATGGACGACGAGGGCGTCAGTGCCATCTCCACACTGCAGGATATAGGGGTCAAGGAAGTGCGGCTCTGGGATACGACCCTGCGCATGGTCAACGCGACGGAATTGCTGAGCTCCACCCAGTCCATCGCCAATAAAGCCTGGCGGGACAACAGCGCCATTACCACCCGCGTGGCAGAGCGGTACAACACCACGGCCAACCGCTGAAGATGCTGAACAACCGCGCGCAGCTCACCGCTGCGACGTTCGGCGAAATGATGCTCCCCACCATGGAAGACGTGATCGCCGGGGCGTCGGACTTCCTAGACGGCTTTGCCGAAATGGACGAGGGCCAGCGCAAAGCACTCATCTCAATAGCCGCCTGGATTGCAGCCGTCGGACCCGCCATCCTGCTGGTAGGTAAGCTGAACACCGGCATTGGCACCGTATCGACCACGCTCGGTAAGCTGCTGCTGGCGTCAACGGAAGCCGGGGGCGGCGCGACCGGGATGCTCTCCGCGCTCAAGGGCCTGCTGGGTCCTGCAGGCATCGCGGCGGTGGCTGCAGCGGCGCTGTACGGCGCGTACAAGTGGTACGACTACGCCTCGGGCGCGGCGGCAGCCCGGGAAGCGACCAAGGGTATGATTGACACCGCAAAGGACTGGGAACAGACCCAGGCCAAGACGATCTATGATACCGGCAACGATCCGTTTTCGCGGTTCGGCATCGATGAATCCGCGTTTTCCAGTGGTATCGACGCCGCTAAGGACTGGCTGGACACAATCCGCAAAGTCTGGTCGGACGGCACGAAGGACTCGAAAGCCGCCGTGAACGAGTACATTGACCAGTTCACCGCCGGGTCAGACGAGGTGCGGGACGCGATTAAAGCGCGGCAGGCCACGCAGGAGAAGTACGGGGTAAAAGGCGACAAGACCGCGACTGACGACCTGAAAAAGCTCAAGGCATACGACAAGGAAGTGGCGGCGCTCCTCAAGAAGCGCCGGAACAAAACACTGACGGAGGATGAACAGCAGCGGCTTGACAGATCATTCAAGAGCGCGTGGAGATCAAGCTGCGCTACATCACCGGCGAGGGCGGGGGCTATGACAGCATCACCCAAGCGGTGGAAGCGGAGAAAGCGCGCCTTGCCGCCGAGGGGCAATCCCCAGGAAGCGACCTGTACGGAGACGCGCTGTCCGCGGCCGCCACCGGGTACAAGGCCCAAGTCGATTCCATCAACCAATCCTATACGGACCAGTACGCGGATATCCTGGCGATCACTGATGAGAAGGAAAGACAGGACGCGCTGGATCAGCTGAACCTTGAGCATCTGCAGCAACTGAAAGCCGCCCGTGAAGCGTACAACGCTGTTATGGGCGAGTACGCCACCGAGGCGTTCAAAGCCCCGGAAGTGCAGCAGGCGCAAGCCGACATGGAGAAGCTGCGGCAGATGATCGCAACCTTCCAGAGTGACGGTGTGGTGACGGGCGATGAGCTCACACAGCTGAAGACCTTCACGGATTCCCTGGACGAGGGCAAGCTCGCCAGCTACCTTGCGCTGCTGAAGCAGATCGACGAGGGCGGTCTGGGCGACCTAACGCTGGGTGGTACAGAGAAGAGCCCGATCAAGGCCAGCGACCTGCTCGGCGGATACGACACTGTCGCAGCTTTCCTTCAGGCCAACAGTGGAACATTCGAGGGCCTCGCCGGCATGTTCGGGGCGGCAGACGCGGAAGCGAACCGCGTGCTGCTGGACATCGGGATCACCCCGGAAGGCCAAGTCGTGAAAGACTGGATGGACGCCCATGCGAACTTCACCCTCTCGGGGACAGCCAGTCTCGACTTCACAGGCCTGGATCAGGCGACGCTGAACGCTTTCTACGCGGCCAACCCTGATAAAAAGCCCAGCGTCGTCATGGACGTAGGGCTCAAGACCGGCTGGGCGGAGGCGTTGCAGACCGCGTATGCAAACGGCACACTTCAGATATTTGGCGCTGACGGCGTGAAGCTGGATGTTACACCCGAAGTGCTGAAGCGTATTGGTCCGACGGACATCTTCCTCGAGGGGATGACCGACGAAAACGGGAATGCCGTGCTGGGCGTCGTGATCACGCAGAAGCTGGGCACCAAGGAAGCTGTCGACGCGGCGGGAGCCAGATGACAAAGGTGCCGGACAATTTCTTCCCCGATTGGTTGAAGAGCAGTACATCCGACAAGGTGACCTCCATTACCAGCCTAGTACAGGGCGTCGAGGACCTCGCGGCAGCGGGTGAAGAATTCAGCGCCCAGCAGGGCAAATCGGTATTGCTCGACCAACTCATGAGCCTGAACTCCGGGGACCTCAAGAACATCTCTGACTACGTTGCTGCGGCAATGGCGGCACTCTCAAGTGGTACGCTCAGCGAAGCGGACGCCGCTAACGTCCAGGCCCAGCTCGACGCCATGCTGACGCTCGTGAAGACAGCCGATGAATACTTCGGCGTCGGCAACGACATCTCTGCCGGTATCGCGGGCGGTATGACCACCTACGACTGGACTGGCGATTCGACCACCGTCGCTTCCTCCATCGAAGCCGCGCTGCGCGCAGCGGCACAGACGCACTCCCCATCCGCCATGACATACCCGATTGGCATCGACTTGTCTGCTGGCATCGCGACGGGCATGATGGCTTACGGGTTCGGTTCCGCTGCTGGCGTTACATCTGCAAAAGCCATTGCTGCTTTAAAATCGGGGCTGTCATCTGGCTCCACGAGGCCCATTGGCCTCAACGCCATGATTGGTATGGCCACTGGTATCCTGAGCGGCCAGAACATTGTTGTCAACGCCATGCGGATTGTGGCGGAGGCCGCAGTGCGTGCAGCGAAGGCAAAGCTGAAGATCCAATCCCCGTCCAGGGTGTTCCGAGACGAGGTCGGGCGGATGATGGTCCGGGGCATCGGCGAGGGCACAATCCTTGAGAGCAAGGCCCAGGCGAAGATCATCCAAAATGCCGCCCGATACCTGACCGGCGCAGCGCAGTCAGGGGTTGGAGGAAACAATTCCTACGACAACCGCCGCACCTATCATCAGGACCAGAGCGTGACTGTTCAGGTCGACAAGCTCTACGTCAGGGATGAGAAGGATGTGCGCAGCCTCGCCATTGAGCTGGCACAGTTCAACAAGACCCAGTATGCGGGCATGGGGGTGAGATGATGGCCGACTGGTTCGCCTGGAACGGTGCGAAGTGTACCGACTACGGAATTCATGTGCTGACCCACCCGGCCATCTCCCGGCCCAAGGAGCGCGTGACACGCAAACGGTACCGGGGCGCAGCGGTACGCTGACGATTACTGAGGGCGACTGTGTGTACGACGAATTCATTGCCGCCTGCGAATGCATCGCACCGGACCTGGCGTCGATCCCTGCGTTCTCCGCATGGCTGCACGGCTCCGGCGTCGTGATGTTCGGAAACCGCCCCACCGGCTACTACAACGCCCGCATCAGTAACCAGATCGACTTCGAGACGGTGGTGCGCGGGCGACCCCATCGAAAGTTCACCGTCAACTTCCGGTGCCAACCGTTCCTGTACCTTCTGAACATGCCGGACATTGTGATGTCCGCATCCGGTCCGGTCGTGAACCAGGGTACGGTATTCGCGAGAGCCCGTCATCACGGTGGAAGGCAGCGGCGACATCGACCTTACTATCGGTGAGGTGACGCTTGGGATTACCGAGCTCATTTCGTCGATCACCATCGACGTTCCGCAACGGCTGGCATACAACGACGGCATCAACTTGACCGGCTCTTTGGCCGGCGACGAATGGCCGACACTACCGGTAGGGACCACGGCCATCTCTTGGACGGGCAACATCACCCGCATCACCATCACCCCCAATTGGAGGGCGCTCTGATGGACGAGGTGAATGCCTATTTATTAGCCTCTTGACCAAATGGCCAAGAGGCTCTTACGATCCACCATTATTTGTGTTGATAGGCAATAAGCACGATGCCCATGCCACCATCAGCATGAATTTGCGACTCCAATTGCTGAAGCTTCTGCAAATCCTGCGGGGAAAGACTGGCCACCGGCCACTTATCGGGCGGTTCCATATTCTAACCTCCTTACAATGGTTGATCGTTTTTATTTAGCCCTGAAAGAGGGAATTTATGCATGGGCGACGTGTACATTTATTACCCCGATGCCGAGGACTTCGACACGATGGGCCTGTGCGGCGCGCTGTGCCCAACCTCTTGCGTGCACACCGAGGGGCGGAACGACCTCTCGGAGATCCAATTGGAGCACCCTATCGACGAGAATAGGCGTTGGACGTTTCTCCAAAATGATTGCATCCTGAAATGCGACGTGCCCGTGCGTACTGTGCCGCCCATCACCCCAGCGGGCATCTTGGTCACCGCGCACGAGGTCTGGACCATCAAGTCCGGCACCACGAAAGCCCAGCGGAACCTCTACTACAACGCCACCGGCGATAAGGTGCGAAAGAAGAACCTGCCAGTGGGGATGACGCTGCCTATCATCTTCAAAGGCGAGAATCGTTACAAGGGGATCTTCACTGGGCGCAAGAGGTACCGATACAAGGGGCAGTGGCGGTGGAAGGACTACACCTACTACGGCTGGATCGCAAAATCCGCCGTCCAGTACACACTGACCGAGGACTGGCCGAATGACCCCGCCGCCATTGAGACGGTCGCCCCTGCCTGGATCGTGGCCGACCAACTTTTCCGCATCTACAAGGTGGAACTCCGGGACGACGGCGTGACCGCCTATGCCCGGCACATCTTCTACGATCTTTTGAATAACCTCACATCTTTCCCAGCCGGGCAGACCTCCTGCGTGGATGCTGTGGACGGCATCCTGGAGAACTGCCTGGTGCCCACCCAATTCTCTGGCTTTACCGACGTGGGTGGTTACCGGGTCATCGATGGCTGGACAAGGGTCAACCCCGTCAGCGCACTGCTCGACCCCGAAAACGGCGCGACAGCGCTGTGGGGCGCGGAGCTCGTCCGTGACAACTTCGACTTCTTCCTGCTCCGGGACGCAGGGCTGAACCGCGGGGTGCGCATCGAATACGCCAAAAACCTGCTGGGCGTCTCCTGCGAGGTGGATGCCTCGGATGTGTTCACCCGGATCGTGCCGGTCGGAAAAGACAAGAGCGGCAAGGACCTGCTATTGGCGCCGGGCAGCTATAACGTGGACGGCACAGTATACACAATCGCCGCCGACCAAATCTGGATCGATAGCCCACGCGCTGCTCTGTACCCTACGCCCATGTGCAGGCGCTCACCTGTTCCGGGAGTGCAAGGAGACCAAGACCGTCACGAAATCCATGGTCCGTGTGCGGATGATCCGGGAAGCGCTAGCGGCGCTGGCGAACGACGCTGATCTGCCCAAGGTGTCCCTGAAGGTCGAGTTTCTCGCCCTGGGCGATACAGAGGAATATGCCCAATACCGGAGCCTCGAGGATGTGTTCCTTTACGACCGGGTTCGGGTGAAGCATCCGAGCATCCAACTCGATGTACTCACAGAAGTCAACCGCGTTGAGTTCGATTGCCTGAACGAAAAGTTCAGGTCCATCGAGCTGGGCTCCGTCCGTCAGGATATGCGCAAAACCGCCGTCGCCTCTTGGCAGCTGCCCTCCACCATATCCGGGCGTAAGATCGCCATGGAGAGCATTTCGGCGGCCCAGCTGGAGCCTGAGTCGGTGGAGGAGATCGACCTGTCCTTAAACGGCAGCGTACTCGGCGTCGCCGAACAAACCGTGGGGATCATGGTGTCGATTGAAGCCTCCCGCGGAACTGTGCTGACCGCGGAAGTGCCCGATACAGTGCTCAACGCCCGGATCCTGCGCGGCGCCTCCGACCTGACGGCAAACTACGATGCTTCACTCTTTTCCTGGGTGCGGACCAGCCTGGATACGGAAGGCGATGCCGCCTGGAACGCTACGCATCAAGGCGTAAGATTCATCGTCGTTTTGAAAGCCGATCTACCCCGCCAGGCATCCTTCACCTGTACCATTACCGGTCTGAACAGTACCGGACGGATCACCGTCGTCGCGCCCAGTGACGCGGTTCGACAGCCCAATGCACCAGAGAACCCCACCGACGGCCTGATGTGGCTGAACACCGAAACCTATGTCTTGAAGATCTGGCGCGCGGGCTCCGGTGGCGATCCGGGCACGTGGGAAGTTGTCGCCGATTACGCCGGTGCGGCTTCCATGATCGACGACCTGATGCAGGGGACCATCCAGAACACCGATTTCCAGAGCGTCATGGTGAACGCC